GTTTCCCAGTCACGATCGAATGGTGTATTACTTTTTATAAAAGTATCGCCTAATGTTGGCGTGTTTGCAAAATCTTCTGATACATGCCATGCATCTAAAGATGAAGGTGCATCTGAACGGAATAATCCTGTTAATTGTGAACGTTTATATTTATATTCTGCATAACGTTCTTGATAGCCGAAGACTTCTTCGTCTGTTGCTGAACCTGATACAAATATTTCTTTATTTAATACTGCTTGTTCACCTAAATGTGCAAATGTTGGGAAGAAGAAATCATATTGTGTTTCTCTTGACCACATTCTGTCTAGGCCTTGCTGATATGTTAAATCAGCTCTAACATTGGCTAATCCAATGATATACCCATGCTCCGTAAAACTCTTTGTAAATCCTGAGTTATTCTCTGAAGCTGTTCCGAATGCTGAGAGATTACCTTGAGGAGATGTTGTGTCTGTGCTTGACTGTTGAGCAACTGGATGGATGTTAACTGGTGTTGAGCCTCCGCCGAGATATTCTGGACGTTGTAATCGAGAATCTGGGCTTGTGACTCCAAAATGAGCCTTAACTTTTTCAGTATAGCGCGTTCCTCCTCGCGCATCTCTTTCAAGAAAGCGCTGAATCTGGAAGGCTTGTCGCCAGTCGTTGATACTGGCTGATGTTGCTTGTGCAAGGTCGGCATATAACATGTCCTCATCTGGAATACTACCTAATGTATTACCTAAACGTATTGCGTCTGTACTACCGCTAACGTCCTGGGTCATATATTTTTTATTAGTACCTGAATAAAGACCTAATGTGTCATTTGCTGATGTAGATGTACTAACTGATAAAAATGCTTTGTCACCTAATGGTACTTTTACTTCATCACCTTTTTGTGCAAATGGTAGACATGATGTGAAATAATCATGTCGTTTGCCACGAGTATGCGTATGATACCAATTATATTTAGTAGTATTACTAATAACATTATTAGAATCATCACGAACTATCTGTGCCGATTCTTGTAAATTTTGATCTCTAAACCATTCATCATAAATTAAATGATAAGCTCTAAAAGGTAAAATATTAATCGCCTGTGATACTCCTGAATAAACAGGAATACCCATATAATCTATTAATTCATCACTTGTACCGTTGTTATTCATGTTTCTTGATGGAATTACATAATCGGTCGAATCGCCGGGATTTGTTTGTTCACCAAAAAATTTGGCATAGTTGTCCCATACTAGTCGCATTGGTACAAAGAAATAAAACGTATCTAAATACATATTATCCATAATAGGATTGATGGGAGTTGCTAAACGTGCAAAAATATTTGTGTTTAGCTTGTGCGTGTCCCCTGGTAATACTTCATCTACCAGAATAGGGACTAACTTATCGCAATCGAAAGTTGTTTTTAAACCGTGTGAACGGTTAAATGTAGAGCGGTTAATATCCGCTCTTGGTACTTGGGACTGTAATTGTCCCGCTGTCATAACTGATTTCATTTTTATAACTCTACGTTTTGTTGATTGACTGCTTCATTGGCTGTATACAACTGTTTTGGTACTTTTGTTACGATTTCTGCTGAATCGTCGTCATATGTACCTATATGAAATAATGAATAATCCATAGGATACTTTTTAAATTCGCTTTCTGGATGTTCACACGCTTCATAGAATGAACGTTTTGCTAATCCATCTGTGTTGAAGAATAATGGTTTTCCGTAAGCTTCTGCTTTTGCGTCATATACTGCATAAATATTAATTTTCATTTTCGTAGTCCTCGAAATTTCTGGTTAGATTTTTAGTTTGTATTTGTTTGAGTCTTTCTTTAATTAGACTCCTTTCATCGGTGTTATCCGATTTATTTTGAGCTTTTTTAATACGTCGTTGACTTTTCAGTAATTCGTATTTTATAGGGTCTTCCTTTTCTAATAGCTTCAAGAAATATCTTGGTGGCTGTGTTTCAAAGGCTTTCCCTTTTCGCTCTAATAGAACACTATCGTTCTTTGCTATGTCTGTCAAATACTTATTTGCCCATTCTTTGGCAATTGCTGGATTTCTAGACATTGTTATGTATTCCGGCTTTACTGGTGTTGTAATTACTTCACCTGTTTCTGTATCTATGCCGGTGGGTTTTTGATAATGTTGTTCGCTTTGCTCTCCTGTTACTTTTTTCATGATATATCGTGCCACGTAGGCACATGATTCAAATGTTACTTGACCTATGGAGCAATAGCCTTTGTCCCATATTTTGTCAAGTGTGTTTGATTTGTAAATCAGTTCTCCTGATTTTGTTCGTTTGAATTCTTCCATATCTTCAAACGTTACGCCAAATAGTATGGCGTGATAGTGGGGTCTTCCTAACCCCTTAATAAAGTTATTGCATCCGGTGTATTGTTTTCCAGATTTGCTTTCTTTATGCATTATGTAGCTTGTGCCACATGTTTTGCATGTTTCGCCGTATTCACCACAGTGAAAATATTTAAGTTTAGGACTTCGGCGTTTTCCGTCCACTTGTATAATACTAAAGTGGTATCTTAGTGCTTTCATAAAATTTTGAAAGTCTTCAACGTGTAAACTACCGTCCTCGGGTAGATTTTCGTTGTTGTATGTTAATGTAATGAATGTTCTTTGCTCCTCCGGCCAATTAGTGGCCTCTTTGATTAATCGAGTTGCCCACTCTCTAGAACGTGCTAGTCTACAAGACCAACATTGTCCACAAGGGACTTCCATTTTGATTCGTGTGGGGGATTTATTTTTATTAAATACTATTCCACCCCCTACACCAACCCATCCTTTTAAAGAGCTTGAGCAGGGCATTACATTCTAATGCCACCGCGCATTTGGGTTGCTTTGTTTTGCAGATTGAAACGGTGGGTACCATCTGCTGTTTTTGTAAATATCTTTTTTGATTTTTTAAGATTCATCTTTTTACGATTTTTCATTTTTATTACCTTGTTGTTTAAGTTTAATAATTTCTAACTCTTGACGATTTTTACGTTTTTGGGCTTCCTTTCTAAAATAGAAAGATACTCCCAATGTTATGATGTCTAACAATTTAGTTATCCACATTTTCTAGCTCCTTTGTCGCTTGTTTTTAGTCTGACGAAGTGAGATTCGTCAGTTGGCACAGTTACATCAAGTGAGGTACTGTGCCAACCTCCGATGGAGGACTACTCCTTATCCCCTGACGGGGTCGATTCAACGTCTGAAGACGAGGAAACCTCGTCACCAGTCGTCGAATTATTTCCGATGATTCCATCTTTCATGTCATCACGGTTTTCTTGAGTTGCTACAAACTCTAAGAATTGCGCAGGGTCATGGTTAAACCTTGCGCGTTCTTGTGCAGGCAGTTCTTCAAACATGCTGCTTACTGTTGCTACTTTGTTTTGCGCGTCTTGGAAATCAATCGCGCTAACGTCCAAGTATTGCTCTTGGTACTTGTTTAAGTGGTTTACTACGCCTGTACGGCGATATTTTTCTAAAATGTAATTAATATCGCATTGTTGCTTTTGTTCCTGATGAGTGAATCCCTCATCGTCTTTGTAACATGTTTGTTTGCGAATGCGTTCGCTATATGCTGAATTGAACATTTTTGTGTCCTGTTTTAATAAATGTTTTAGGATTGGAGATAAACTCCATCTTTTTAGTTACTGGATGTGTAATGTACGTTTTACCGTCCATTGTTGTCTTAACCATTTGCTTACGCAAATTTTGTAATATTTCCGCTTTAGGTATCATTACCAACGCTCCCAAAATGGTTTATATTCTTTTGCTCGTTTACGCGCTTTATCGCGTTCACTTACTTTTTGACGTGATTCTGGTGTTCGTGGTGACTTTTTCACAGATTTAAAATCTGATTTATGTTTAATTTTACCACTTCTCCAAATATTTTTAGCTGATGATTTTGTGCCTTCAACTAACTTTTCAAAATTCTCCTTTGTTACATTTTCTTTAATAAATGATGCAGCTGATTTTGTTCCATCACTTAATACATCCATAACATCTGATAAAGGTTCTTTAATTTGTGCTTCTTGTAATGTTTTAGCAGTTTGAGCTTTTGTAAGTCCAACTTGTGCTGCTGTTAAAGCAGTATTTTGTACTGCTTGTGCAAGCATAGCTTTATCATTTTGCATTGTAGCTGATGCACCTTGTGGGCTTGATGCCGGTGAACCTAAAGCAAGTATACGATTAAGTCCTGCTTTTTTTAAATCTTTAGCACTACGTTGATATGCTGTACTGCTCATACGTTCTTGAAATTTCATTTGCTCTCGTGCAATGTTTAAATTAGCACGATTTGCAGATGATTGTCCGGCTGAACCAATAAGGCCCCCAAGTATTTGGGAACCTCCTCCAATAAGTGCAGCACCTGTAATAGGGTCCATTTTAACTCCTTAAAAGTGGTCTATCATACCCGGCGGTGAGAATACCGGCATAGGTCTAATACTCGTATAGTTAAAGTATGCGTCCATAATAAAGTGTGGTTCGCTAGGTACTGCGATACAACGGTCTAATGGTGTATTACTTTTTATAAAAGTATCGCCTAATGTTGGCGTGTTTGCAAAATCTTCTGATACATGCCATGCATCTAAAGATGAAGGTGCATCTGAACGGAATAATCCTGTTAATTGTGAACGTTTATATTTATATTCTGCATAACGTTCTTGATAGCCGAAGACTTCTTCGTCTGTTGCTGAACCCGATCGTGACTGGGAAAC